TATTTAAGGTACTCCAACAGGATTTTTTATTTATGAGAATTTATTCCAATTTTATAAATTTAGCGGCCACGGGCTTTCGGGGCGATTTGGGCCGAGGGGCGATTTCCAAGGCTCCGCTGACCGCCCAGGCTGGACAGGGGCCGTGCGCGGGCCAGTTTCCGGGCCGCCTGATGCCCGTGCCGGGGGTGGCCGCTACCACCCTACCCGGAATTTTTGACCGGCCTCAGCGGTCACCGCAGGGCCACGGGGCCGCGCCGGGTCAACCGGGACCACCACTCATTATATACTATACCGGGCGCGCCCTTTTCGAGGCCAAAATGCCCTGTGGCAAAAATGCAACAATTCACCAAATGTTCTGTGATAAAAATATCACCCGTAACGTAACCCAATCTCGATTCTACACGCACGTCAATGTTATAACATTTTATAACATTCCTGCGTTAAACGCATAACTCAACTGAAAAATAGGATAAAAATCATGATAAAACGTTCGAAGGGCGCGGGCTTTTTTTCGGGAGGCCTCTTTGCTTTGGCCCTGGCCGGGTTTCTTTTTCCCCTGAATATTGTCACGGCCTCCAAGGTCTGCGCCTACACTCTCCAGCTGGACGGCCTGACCACGGCTGACGTGCGCGCCGGGCTCGGCACCAACGTGATTTCATCGGCGAACATGGTTTGCGGTTTCGTCACGACACAGACCACGGGCGCCGGGTCCGAGGAATATGCAAAACGCGTCACGCTTGACGTGCCTGATATGTCAGCGACCGCGATCAAGCTCCCACCCTATTCGGTGTCCGGCGAGGTCTGCGGGCCGTCAGTCGTGGCCGGTGGGGCCGCGTGCACCGATGCGGTTCCGGTCTTCGGATTTAATTCATTGGAGCGCCGACAGTGCGCCGTTGTTTAGCAATATCAAGACTATCGAGGCGGCGGTTGACGAAGGCAAAATGCCCCGGATGTACTACTCGATTCTTGACCCATCTTCGACGGACCCGAATTTCGATACAATCGATAATGCGTTGAACATGTATTGGGTACAGATTCACATTCAGGATGCGGACCCTTCAGACGAAGCGCAATGGACGCTGGTTAATGGCCAGAGGGATTTGTATCGGCGGGTGTTGAATATCACGTGCCCGAGCGGGACGTGCATGTAAGATCGAGTTACAGAATTACTAATTCACGGTCACCAGAAATGGTTAACGCCGGGAGCTGGCGAACTCCCGGCGTCTGTTTGAAGGGCTTTTTACAGGATTTTGTGGGCTACGGCCCAGCGGCCTTAGTTAGGCCGCCCCCTCAAATTGTTGCGCGAGGTGGGGGCTCGCTAACACCCCACAACACACCCAGCTTTCGCCCAGTGACGGTCGCGAGATTCACCGTATCCCTCGCGCGACTTTAAGATAGGGCGGGATTCGGTAATTGTCAACGCCCTTAATTATGTCAGCAGCAAATCGCCCTGTGTTTCAGGTGCGAGACAGTGGGGCGAAAACCACAAGGTTTCGCGATGCTGGTTTGCGTCGCCGCGTCCGTCTCTGCCCGCTCCCATGCCCCCGTTAGCTTTCCACCGATGCGTGGTCCATCCGGCCATCTCTAGATATTTGTGCTCGATTTCATAACCCGCAACGACGATTCTCATTTTTGGATTATGGCCCTGCTCCATGGCCCAGTCGGTTACATCGGCGGCTACGTTGCCGCAATCCTCTGCATACAGACCGTCTGTACGTTCCGCATTGGCGTATGGCGGATCGAGAAACACGCCGGTTAGGCCGTTATAGTGTGTGACCGATGGCCCGCAAATGCGGCTCCAGTCGCCGCAGCATACGCGGACGCGGCGAAGTCGTTCGGCCAGGGCTTGCATGTATTCGAGTAGGGGGCCACGGTTGGCTGCATGGATTCCCTTGTCGCCTCCTAAATGCGGCAGTTGCCGCGATATACCAGCAATTGCATGGATTCCGTTGCTGCCTCGTAAATGCGGCAGTTGCCGCGATATACCAGCAATTGCATGGATTCCGTTGCTGCCTCCTAAATGCGGCAGTTTACGGCGTATGCCAACCCCATCACCATCTCCCTTTTGCCAGCTCTCGCCATCGTAATTCCACGGCCCCTTTCCGTTGCACCATCCGCTACCAATCCAGCACGAAATCCCCCAGACCCACCAGCCAGCGATTTTCGCGTCATACCATTCCGGATTGCCCAGTTTTTCGCGCAAGGATTCTTTTTGCTGCACGAGCCAATAGTGCCGAGCCTCGAGGTCTACCTCGTTGACCGGCCAGTCGGCGTGTTCGGTAACTGCGTCGGGGTTTTTGGATAGTGCGCGCCAGAAATTCGCGATCATGCAATCCTTGTCGTTGACGGTTTCAAGCCGCGAAGGGTGCGGCCGTGCCAGCAGCACTGCGAGACTACCGGCAAAAGGTTCAACGTAGTTAGGGCAATCGCCCAGGGCGGCCCAAACGATGTTAGCGACTTTAGATTTTCCGCCAAAATATGGGAAGGGGGCCTTCATGGAATTATTCCTTCTGACTCGCACCAATAAAATTCCCAAAGGGTTTGGGGCCGCCGCGATCCGACTGTTAGTTGGAGCATGTGGAGGGCGAATGCGTAGCAGGCCTGGGCATCGGCATTCCAATCGTAAATTGTCATTCGTAGTCACCGGGTTTTTCCAGCCGCTTGCGGCAGGGGGCAATCCAATCGAAGATCGTAGTGTTGGGGTTTCCTTGCCAGACCACCCAGCAATAGGCCGTGGCCGTGCTGCCTCGGGGATCGAGGCGGCCCTTGAACATGGGCACTCGTTCGGCGAACTGTAGAATACGGGATGGGGGGGTTTTGCTAAATAGGTTTTGGTAGCGGTCGATTGATTCCAGAAATGCCGCGCGGACTAAAACCGCAACACCGATGCGGCTGGCTTTTAATCCGGTGAGAATAAATTCTGCGGCTAGCCGAAAGGGCGGATTGGTGATGATCCAGGCGGCATGTCTATCCTTGGCGAATAAAAAATCCTTGGTGTCGCCAAAGCCATAGGGATAAATGTCGCTAGCATACACGGGTCTGAAATATTCCGCGAGAGGTTTCGCCATGTGGCCTTGACCGCAGGCCGGTTCCCAGCAACTTAAACCCCCCAATGCGGTTAGGCCGCCTAGCTTTTCGCAGAGGGCTCGTGTGGCCCATGCGGGGGTTGGAAAAAAATCCAAGCTGTCGGACGACTCAATGCGTTGTTGCATGACGGCGGAGGAGGTATTTTGGCTCATGCTTTCGCCTCCGGTTGCTCTTTTTCAATTAACGATTGAACCCATTCGCGCATGCGTGAAAATCGCGCCTCCGGCGTTTGGTGACTGTAGGGCTCATCGTTTATGTATGTGATCTCGCGCACCATTGCGGGGGCAAGGTTTAGCGCTTTTGCGACGGATTTATAGTCTTCTGGATCGAGATTGGCCAGGTCAATCCCGCGCTTGCGGCCAACGACGCCTAGTGCGCAGACTTCGCCTTTTTCTTCCAGATCGTTTGCGATAAGACGCTTATGGGGCATGGTGTCCATAGCGGTGACCAGTTCCGCGAGGAATGCCTGGCCTTTACGGCCCTTGATGGCCGAATTTACCGCCCCACGCCAACAAATAGAAGCCCATGCCGTGAAATCGCCATCGTCGTAATCCCCGTACCCTGACCTACTCATGCCCGTGCCTCCCGTTTTTCCGGCCCTAGAATCGCGTCTGACATGCCGGGCGGCACATAGGGTAGGGTGATGGGTCTAATCCAGCGGGTTTTATCCATTAGGGTTAGTTTCCTTCTTATTTTGGACACCAGTTCCGGGTCCGGGGTTTCAAGGGGGTAGTTGCGGATATGCCGATCCGAAAGCACGGCGATTACCGCCGCATCATAGGCACGAACGGCTTCATGAAAGTCCGAGTACTGACCAACTTTTCTTCGAATGGTATCGACATAAATGTGAACGTGGTGCACTCCGGATATTGATGTTACGCCCAGCATCCGGGGGTATTTTCTTGTGCCGTATGGCGAATAACAAGGGGACGATGTATCCGGATCGTGGCGGGTGAGCCGGGGACTGTCAAATGATCGTTGGGGTATACCGTCCGCCAGCCATTTGAGGCCGTGCCGATAGGCGCCGTCGAATACGAGTGGAGCTACGAGCCTGTCGGGAGTGACCACGCCATACATGGATTTCTCAGGCAGGGTGCTGTGTAAAAATAGATGCGCGATTATATCCACCGGCACGCGGCGGCCAAGGATGTTGAGACAGATGCAATCGTTGGTGAACAGAGGCAGACGGCTTTTTCCGTGATGGGCGTATATTTCTCCGGTTTCCGAATTGTAGTGGACATTCTCCTTGAGCCAAGCCACGAATTCAAGAACCGTTGGCTTGTAACCGCACTTGATTTTTGCTTCAAGGGAATGAGGGTTGTTACGGGGCAAAAAGAAATTTCTAAGAGCCATTGATGGTGCCCTTTCTCAGATATTCGTAAGCGGAGTTTCCGACTATGCGCTGGAGAAACCTTAGATAGTCTTCTTTGATTGAAAAGAACGCGCGCTGTGGGAGTTGTTTTTGGATTTCCGTAAAATTCATTCCGGAGCCGCGCATCTTAATAACCGCGCGCGCGGGGGCGATTTGTTGTTCGATGTGGGCCATTACGCTGGCGATGTTTTCTGAGATTGTGCCCCAATCGCGGGGACGTTGTTCTTCGATTTCGCGGCGCATCAGGATTATGCGTTCTTCAATGGATTGGCGGGTTTCGCCTTGCTCCTCGCATAGTTGCCGGAGAAGTTCCGTGGTCTGACAAAATTGAGTTTGCCATGAGGCTTGGCTGTAGCCTAATTTGCCATATTGCATTTTTTGCAATTTTTGCAGGAGGGTTTTGATCTTGAATATTCGGCGCAGATGCGCGTCTTCTTTCGAGTAGTTGAATATGATTTTTGTGTTGAAATTCATGACCGCGCTCCTTTTTGACGCTAACATGGACCCGGATATCCTGCAAGGGCACCCGGCACCATGTGCCAATGTGTCGCAGGTGTGGGATTAAAAACCATTTGCGGTGCATAAAATCTTGATCCAAATATGGGTATGTTGAGGAGTTGTGTATTCCGGGTTGTTGGGGGTGGAGGCGTTTACCATGTTGGACAATGAGCGTGTGAAAGGTGTTTGTGCGAAGATGGCGAAAGCTGCGGGGGCGGTTTATACAGGTCTAATGTATGCTGTGTGGATATTGGACTTTGTTTTTGTTCTAGTGGTAGCGGGGATTACGGCTGTTATGCTATCCCTAATTCTGTGCACCGGATGCTTGAGTCCCCGAGAGGTATGGAATGTGACATGGGCTATAAAACGCGGGGAAACATAGCACTCAGTGGAGTGTATAAGTCCTCCGAATGGTTAATCTTTGGGGTGTTCACGGTTCTGTCAATTCTTTCAGCAGTCAGTTTGTTTATTTTGTTTTTACTTCTGGCTGAGTCGTTTAGGGGACGGGACACATATTTCTTAGAATTGTTCAAAGCATGGACAACGACTGTTTGGTGACCAAATGCGCACCCTATTAGACCGCATCGCTGCTGGATTCGTCCTGGTAGGTTGGGTCAGTTTGGTGGGGGTGAGTGTTTTTTTCGCCATTCTGGCAGCTATTTTTGTGACCGCAATCTGGAGTCTTGTGATGATTCTTGCGGTACTTATTAGTCCGTTTGTAGTCCGAAAAAGTATGGAGAAAAATGCCGATGCCTTGTGCCCCGTGTCAAGCGGCCCGTCTTCAAGCGGCCAAAGCAACGTCCACAACGACGCTGGCAATGCGTCAAGCATCGAGGGGGAACTTCGAGCAAGCGGGCAAGAGCCTGGTGAGCGCGGTGGGATCGGCGCGTCAGATGATGGTGCACATCGGCCAAAAGTTCGACGGAAAGCAAGTTCGCCCCGCAAGAGTTTACGAAAGAACAGTCAAGTGAATATTTCGCGGTCATTTTTAAATGGATATTGGAGACATTAGCAATATATTCCCCTTGAACGGAGTCCGTCCGGCGGGTACGAGCTTTGTCGAGGGGGCGCCCGCTGCTTCAGAGCACAGGCGGATTGGCGGAGGTTTCGTTCAAGCTCCTGGCGGAACCTCCGCCTCTAATTCCAGTGATCGTGACAAGACTGATCCGCTGTGGTGGTTGTCGAAAGACTATCAGCCCTATCCGCAATTTGATGTTAGCGTTCCGCCTTACACGTTTCGTTATCGGGATGAGCTGGGGTATCACTTTCTCGCGCGCGGGCGCCTGGGCGACACGCTAGAGGCCGTGGCGTCCGATCTACAGTACCCTATGCCGGTCATTAAGCATTGGGCGACGGTGATTCGGGGCTTTGGTGTCTCGATCATGATGGCTCATGAGGCGTGTCAGACGTATTGGGAGCGGTTTGGCCAATCGGGCATGGTGTCTGGGGACGAAGGATTTAACGCGGCCTCGTGGCTCAAATTCATGGCTACGAAATTTCCGGGCTCATGGACTCCGCCAAAAGAAGCGGACGGCGCGAACGCGGAATTTAATCCGTTTGCGCAATTGGTTAAGGATAGCTCGCGCGAGGCTTCGGAATCCGCAAACGAACTCCAGGCCCGGTTGCATCGCATTTGGAAAGATAGTCAAGTCGCGGCGGTTTCGTGATCAATGCACAAGCTATTGCGTCCCTTGGTCCTGAGGGTATTCGTCAAGCCGTAGCAAGATTATCGATGGCTGAGGTTAATAGCCTTCTTAAGTCATGGAGATTCTGGGCGCGGCCCGAGCAAGTAGAGCCTGTCGATAATTGGGTTTGGTGGCTGTTTCTTGCTGGGCGTAGTGCGGGCAAAACGCGAACGGGGGCGGAGTGGGTTAAGGAACAAGCCCTGCAATATCCTGGTATCCGTATCGCGCTTGTTGGGCCGACTGCTGCCGATGTGCGTGACACAATGTTGCACGGTCACTCCGGTATTATGAGCCTAGATTGGGATGACAGTAACCGCCCCAAAAACGTGGCCCGCAAAATAACGTGGCCGAATGGCAGCAAGGCTCTGACCTATTCGGCGGAAAAGCCGGTCCGATTGCGCGGACCGAATTTTCATCTCGTGTGGATGGACGAGCTAGCGGCGTGGCGCTATATGCAAGAGACGTTCGACATGGTTACGTTTGCCATGCGCTTGGAGTATCCTGGCGGAAATTTTCCGCGCGCGTTTATTAGCACGACACCGCGTCCGTTGGCGTTGATAAAAGACCTTGTTTCAAGGACGAGTACCGCAATCTCGACAGGCACGACTTACGATAACCGATCTAATTTGTCCCCCGTGTATTTTAGCGAGGTTATAAAAAAATATGAGGGCACATCCCTTGGGCGGCAAGAATTGCTTGGCCAGATTCTAGACACGGTTGATGGCGCGCTTTGGCAACGTGAATGGTTTGATAAATTTCGTGTTTCTAAATCTCCGCCCCTAGCCCGCTGCATCGTGGCAGTCGATCCTTCGGCCTCCGATAAAGAGGGCGCGAACGAAACCGGCATTGTGGGGTGCGGGCTTGGAAATGATGATCGGGGGTACGTGCTTCTGGATCGCTCTACACATGGCAAGTCTCCGGGGGCATGGGCGAAGGTTGTTGTGGATACGTTTTACGAATTGAAGGCCGACGCCGTGGTGGTGGAGGGGAACCTCGGGGGTGAGATGGTGAAGACCGTCCTTCGTCAGATTGATCCGGGCGTGCCAATTACATTGGTGCAGGCAACGCGCGATAAATATACTAGAGCCCAGCCGGTGGCCCTGTTGTATGAAACCGGGCGCGTTTCGCATGTGGGAAGTTTTCCGAAACTTGAAGATCAGTGTGCGGTATATACACCGGAATTCAAGAAGGAAAATCCGGGATTATCGCCGGATCGAATGGACGCCCTTGTGTGGGGATTGACGAATCTAATGTTGAAGGGCCGGGTAGCCATATGAGTTTTCTGGGGCGCATGTTCAGCAGGGGCAATCCCGGCGCACTTGTGTCTAGTCAGAAGGCCGATGAAACGCGTGCATACATCTATTCTATTACCGAAAATGCCCGCATATCTGCGCCTAATATTGAATCGATGTATGCGGAGTTTTGCCGGGCGCTCGATGCATCATCTATTGTGAGTAATGCGCACGATAAAATCACGTCCGCTGTATCGTCGATGAAATTCGTGATCACCCGCAACGGTGATCCGATTGAAAACCATCCGTTGATGGCTCTGTTAAACCGGCCGAATCCTGAAATGAGCCGGTCATTGTTTCTTGCGTCTATTGCTTCGTCGCGGTTTCTTGCGGGCACGGCTTACATTCAACGCACGTTGAATCGTGCGCGCAAACCTATCGAGCTTTGGCCGATTCGTCCCGACAAGATGGAACTGAAGCTGGACGATAAGGGGCACCCCCGAGCCTATGTTATGGGCAATCCGAAAACTGAAGACAATGTTGGGTCTATCTCCGGGGTGCATTTTCCTATCGATCCGGTAACGGGGCAATCGGACATTGCCAGTATTCGTTCGGTCAATCCGCTGAATTTGTTTTTTGGCCGTTCGCCTATAAGCGGGGCATGGAACGATATTCAGATTTTTGTCGAGACCCTGCAATTCAATTACGGGATTCTTCGAAACGGCGGATTTCCATCCGGTGCCTTGGTTTATAAAGGCGAAGGCGAGCTAGTCGCGACACAGCTTGAGACTTTTCGAAGCATGATTAAGACCCATGTTAAAGGGTCTGAGAATGCGGGAACGCCACTTGTGCTTGCGAAGGGCTTCGAGTGGGTACAGATGGGCTTGAGCCCGGATGATCTATCGCTAACGCTGCTTGTTGAGCAAAGCTCACGCGCCATTAGTCATGCGCTTGGCGTTCCGGCGTTGCTGCTGGGGTTGCCGGGAGATAATACAGTATGGGATTCCGATTGTCGATGAATTGACGCGGTGGTTTAGTCCCATGTTTGACGGTGTGCAAATCGAGTTGGACTTGGAAGAAATTCCGTCCTTGCTTGAAAAGCGCATGTCGCAATGGGACCGGATTGAAAAATCCACATGTCTAACATACAATGAAAAGCGTGCGGCCCTAGGCTATGCTCCGGTGGAGGGGGGCGACACTGTCTTTGCTCCTAGCAATCTAATCCCGTTGAACTTGGACGGGGATGTTGGGACTGCTGACGCGGGCGCTTTGATGCATGCTAATAAACCCGTGAAATCCAGCATTATTCCGATGCGCCGCAGGGTCATGTAGAGACGATTTTGTCCATCAGTGTTAAACCCAAGGACGTTGAAAAAGAGCTTCGCAAATATGCGGTGCTGTTGCGCAGGATTGTCATTCGTTTTGCTCCGCCGCTGAATCGGGTGCTGCGAAAAACGGCGCGGGATTTAACGCTGCCTGAAGTGTTGGACAAAGGATTTCGCGCTTATCGCATGGGGGTAGAGCGAGATGGTTTGCAGACGGTGTTTACTCAATTGATGAGTACCACGTCAGCACTTGCGGGAGAACGGGTGTTCGAACAGGATTTAGTTGCGGCGGAACAGTTGCGCGTTGCTCGTAACATCTTTCTGGAGAAGCAACTCGAAATAGCCAACAGGCAAGCATCTAGATTGGCGGATTTGGTTTCGGAAAACACCGACGATCTTATATCTCGTTCGGTTTTCACGGCTGAAAATGCCGGTAAACAGGGGAAGGTGATTTTAGATTACGTGCGACAGAAGGTGAATTCCAACGCCCCCGCACGGGCTGAGTCGTTGACCAGAACTCAAGCCCACATTCAGGCGCAACGGGCCACCGACGACGCGGCTCAAGAGTTGGGTCTGGATATCAAGACCAAAACGTGGTGGACGGCACGAGATGATCGTGTCCGTCTGACACATAGAGCGCTTAACAGGGTCACAATTCCGTACACGGAGCTTTTTTCCGTAGGGGAATCCAAGTTGGCTTTTCCGGGTGACGTGTCTCATGGTGCAAGCGATAGTGAGATTTACAATTGCCGCTGCATCGTTACATACGATCTGGCCTGATAGAGGATTCACCAATGCATATTGATGGGTGTGCCGTTTACAAGGCGGAAGGCGATAAGGGCGTGTTCTCCGGGCTTGCGTCTGTTTACAATGTCCTGGATCGCGGCGGGGATATTGTCATGCCTGGTGCGTTTTCCGATGCGAAGGCCGAAAATGTTTACATGTTGCTACAGCACAACATCGAAATGCCCATAGGCGTGTTTACGGAATTCAAAGACACCGAAAAAGCTTTGAATGTCGCTGGGCAACTGGCCATCGACACGCAAAAAGGCAGCGATGTTCACAAGCTGATGCTTATGGGCGCGTTGCGCGAGATGAGCGTGGGCTTTCGGTATCGGCCCGATATCAAAGGGTCCGTGACTTATGAGGAGGACGGTGATGGTGGGGAGATTCGGCGTATTCACAAAGCCAAGCTTATAGAAATATCCATCGTTGTTGGTCCGATAATGCCCAAGGCCAGAATCACATCGGTGAAAGCGTTGCTAGACGCGACCGAAAAGAAAAGCCTGGAGCAGCTATTTCATGCGGGGGGTTTTTCCAATCGCGATGCGAAGAAAATTGTGTCCATGTTGAACGATATGGACCCTGACGCCGAAGTCTTTCGCGATGAAGGATCGAAGCGGGGCGATCAGAACGGTTCTGACGCTAAAGCGGTCCGCGAGATGCGGATATCCATGAGTGCGATGCTCAACAATACACAAACGCGTTCGGCCTTGGCCGAACTAAAGGCCATGTTGGGAGCATTGTAGCTCCGCTTTAAGAAGGAATATTATCATGACGAAACGTGTTCGCCCCGAAGACCTCGATGACGCGGAAGAACTCGATATCAAGAGCGAACTTTCCGACATCGGAACGATGATTAAGTCGGCGGTTGATAATGCCAACAAAGCCGATACGGAACGCCGCGCGGCTATCGCAGAATTGCAGCGCGAGGTTAAAGCGGCTGGCGATATTGGGCTCACCAAGGAAAAGCTCGACAAGATCGTGACCGATATGGCTGCGTCGGCTGCGGAATTGCAGTCGCTCAAGGCCGCGCAGAATGCAATCGAGGCCGCGATTGCTCGCCCCAATTTATCGCCCGACGATAAGAAGGGCGACGATCTGGTTGAGAAAGATGCGTGGGCGATGGCTGAGGCCATTCACTACGCGAAGAATCCAACCGGTACTTTTGAACGCAAGTCGATCAAGATTGACGACATGAAGAAAAGTATTATCGCGCAAAATCAGATGTGGCGGATTCCTGGACGCCATGTGCAGATGGAAACCGGTTTGGATAGTGAGACCGTCAAGGCACTGTCCACTTTGAGCACGGAAGGTGGTTTCTGGGTTCGTCCGGAAATGTCGTCTCGCATTATTATGTGTCAGGCGGAGTTTTCGGAAATCCTCGACCTGTTTTCTCAAATGTCCATCTCTTCACAGTCAGTTGTGATGATGACTGAAAATGACGAAACCGTTGACGATACAGCATGGGGTTGTGAGGTCGATTGCGTCGATGTTCCGGGGCGTTTGACTCCTCCGGGCATGGTTGAGTTAATGGCCTATGATTTGTTCTCTTCATTCTGTGTCACGCATAGGATGGTGGAAGACAGCGCCATAGACATAGAAGCCTACATCCTGCGCCGCGTTGGGCGTAAATTCGCACGCAAGTTGACGCCATCTTTTGCGACCGGTGACGGTGCGAACAAGCCGCTGGGTTTTCTTGATGCTCGTAACGGATTTGCATCGCAGCTTTCGGGTTCGGTTCCTTTAACCCCATCGGGTCAGTGGACGTGGCAGGATTTGGTCATGCTGCTATACTCGTTGAATGGTGAATATCAGTCTAATGCGACATGGCTGATGAATCGTTTGACATTGGCTCAAACCTTAACGATGACGGACAATGACGGCAAGCCGATTTGGTCGCCCCAAGTCATTCAGCAAGGTGGCGTGCCCCAGATTCTGGGTCGTCCGATTCGCATCGTGACTCAGATGCCTAATGCCGAGGTTGGCTCCAAGCCCATTGCGGTTGGTGATTGGAAAGAGGCTTACACGATTGTTAATCGTCTGGGTCTCACCACCATTCGCGATGCAATCACGATGGCGAAATGCGGCATTAAGTGGACTTTCCGCCAGCGTATTGGTGGCGGCTCTACTTGCGCTCTTGCCGCGCGCTTCCTGCAGATCGTTTAAGCATATTTTCCCAGAAAGGATACACAATGTTTGGACATTATAATATGCTTGGGTGGGTCATGCTGGATACTAGCTTGCCCCCTGGTGCGCATCTCGCGAACGAGGTGGGCAATGCCATCGATACGGCGGGCTACAATTCGGTTCTGCTTTATCTTCAGGCAGGCGCGGGGCTTGCAGCTGCGCAGACGGTGGAGTGGGAATGGAGCGATGATGCTATCACTTGGTTCCCGATGCTGTTTGCCGATATCTGCGATCTCAACAACGATCCAATCGTGTTGACCATCGATCCGGCGCTCGTGGGGTACACTCAAAACACGCCTGACCGGCAGACGGTGATCGGAAACAAGATGTGTCCGGGCCGCTATATCAGGGCCGTGGGCGGTTTGGCCGCGACCTATGTCGCGGGCGCGATCCTTGGATCGCCGGCGCGAGGTCCGATATGCTGATATTAATCCGTATGCTGAGGGATGATTTTGCCTCTGCGGACGGGCACAGTATCGAAGTGTATGCCGAGGGCAAAGAGTACATGGTGCCGGATTTCATCGCGCATTCTTTCGTGAATTTGCGTAAGAGTGCGGAGTTGGTGAATCCGGTATCGGAAATCCCGGAGCCTCTCGAAATTCCGGTGCCTCCGGCGTTTCCCGATTTACCGGAAACGTTGTCTTAGTAATTGCGTCCCCGACTGCCTCCCCGGAGGGGGCGCGACTTTCGGCTTTCTTCATGGAGCCGAGAGGCGGGGGCCGGGGTCCGTTGCTGTCCCCGGCCCCTAGTTTTAACAATCTAGTGAGAGGGTACTATCATGGCTTACAGAACTTGTTCTAGTCCCGGACCGGCGGTAGTTGTGGCACCTGTTGAAGTGGTGGCCCTGATTCATCCGCCGGTGGGTTGCCCATAAGTGCTGCGTCGATAAAAGACCGGGCAGCGATGCCCGGTCTCCTTGAATCGAGGAAATCATTATGGCTCAGATACCGTGCTCCGGTCCAGTGCCGGTCCCTAATCCAATTCCCGTCTCAATGCCTCCGCCGTTTTATACGCCGCCCACCACTTGGTAAGGAATTCCTATAATGGCGATGCTCCAACTTAACAACTGCGCACCTGTATGCGCGCCTTGCCAGAACTGCGATTGCGAATGGGTCGAGAAACCCATCACGGCGGTTTTCAAAGTGGAGTGGAATTGGACCGCGTGGCTTTTGCAGATTGGCGAATGCTGCATAATTGCTTCGTCGTGGGGCCTGTATGATGACGCGAACGTGGTTATCAATCCTCTAGAGATGGAGATGAGTCTCGATCATATCGACCCGTATGGGAACAAAACGCGGGTTAACTTGTCGGGTGGAATCACCGGTAAGGATTACCGGCTGTACAATCGAATTCGCACGGCGCCGGGCTCTGTGGAGCATCAGCAAGTGTTCTGTGTTTCGGTAAATAAGTGCTGACCCATGTACGTTTGGTCTTACACTCCCAATCCCACAGCCGGATTGCCGGGGCGATCTAATTCCCTTAATCTGTCTACGGACGATGTGTTTACCCTGGCCAATCTTCGTAAAGAGGATTTGGCGCCCGGCACTATTGCCATGGCCAGTGCTTATTTGGACGCGGCTGTACGGTTTGTGGAACGAAAACTAGAGCGGTCACTTACTGGTGGTGTGGTATACATGTCGTTGTTTGAGAACGATGGCGACATGTTGCTTGCCCCGATGGCAAGGGCGGTGGCGCCTAGAGCTTGGTCAGTAAACGGTGGAAGAAAAACTCCGCGAAAAATTATAACTGACGGTGAGTACCTATATCTCACCGACAGGTTTTCGGTCAATACGCTTGATTGGGGGAATTGCGATGAATCTTTATTTCAGCCTACGCTCTTTCCGGTCGATCTGCTTGTCCAGTACACCGCTGAGCCGCTCGGCAACGAGAGCGCACTTCGCATTGTTGTACTCAGATACGCGGCCGACCTTCTCGAGTCTTCTGGTTCAGCGGGATTTGCAGGAGATGGCGCGCTTTCACCATTTCGGCGAGTAGCGCTGATGGCGGCCTAGCCATGGACCCGTTGTCTACACTTTCGGGCACGAAAAAGGTTAAGAGCGTCGATTTAATTTATGCCGTCAAAATCTATGCGGTTGTAACATCCCCGGATGCCAAAACCCGCAGCCTTGATACGGAAATGCCGGTGTTGACTACATCGGGGGCGTTGGTTCCGGCGTCAGCTACCCAGCCTTTTGGCGCTGTGCAGAACGATACTGTGGGGGCGACGGATTTTCTTTACATCCGATATCCGTATGTGACGGACAATGTGCGAATCGATGTTCAATGCGAAGTAATTTGTAGAGGCCGCCGGTTCAACATCATTGGGATTGAAAACCTGCAAAACGATAACAGGTATTTGCGATTGTCGTTAATCGAGATTGGTGACATGCAGTTCAAGCGCGCGCCTGCGGGCACGTCCATGTCTACGCATATAAGGCCGTTCGACCGTGGCTAGTTTTGTTATAAGGATTCGCGGAACACTGCCGGTGTTCAAGCTGAATGAGAAAGGCTTGGCGGATTTCATCACGACGATTGCGCTGCAAACCTCGAATTTTGCTAAGAAGGGCATTCAGGGTTCCCCGCGCGGGGGGCGTAGGTACGGGCGGCACAAATCGAGTGCACCTGGAGAGGCGCCAGCTACGGACAATGGTAATTTGGTCCGTAAAATCTATGCGAAGAAAACCGGACGGTTGAAGGCGTCGCATATTTCAGGGGCGGCGTATTCGTCCTATCTGGAAGATGGCACGCCCAAAATGAAAGCTCGCCCAATACATGTCAAGAGCGCGGAGCTTGCGATTAAGGACGCGATCACGCGGTTCACAGCGGGAACCGTGGTGACTGTCGAAAGAATTTCGTTGTGATACTGCCGGAGTTGATTCTGCGGTTGCGGCTGAAAACCACGTTGTACGGGGAGCGTGTATTTGGGCTGCGCAGCCTGTATGATTTGGAGAGGCAAGAGGGCGCGGCTATTCCGGCACTATTCGTATTGCCGCCGGTGACGACAGGGTTGCCGGTGCCTCATCCGAATGACGATGGCCCCTCGCGGGGGTTTATGGTGGAGACTTACCCGGTACTGGTTTATCTAACGCCGTTTGTTATTTCGGAGAGTGGCGAGAGGTTCCTGGACGAACGCGGTGAGGAAGCGATTCTTTCTCTGTCAGCGCATCAAGATGACCTGGAAAACGCTCTACATGGCTGGCAGCCCAGGCCAAATTACGGATCGATGGTGCCGGGGCCGGGCACGGTTGTTGACGGATCGCCTGCAAGATTTTTGTACCAGTTTGATTTTGTCGTGGCCCGGCAACTGTCGCGTTGCGCAGTTTGCGCGGAAGATCAAGAAGAGTGGAACGAGAAATATGGGGGCTTGGACATTAAGAAATTGTCCAGGATTGTAATCTCACAGGTTTCCACGGGCCTTCCGGGGGGCTCCGCTATTCAGACAGGTATGGATATTCGATTGGCAATGGAGAAGACCGATGGCTGCTAAGAGAGTTTATGCAATATGCCAGCAGGGATTTACGGTTTATCGAGACTACGATTCCTCGAAAAAGGATTTTGGGGGAAAGGTCTCTGAGACAGAGGCCACGCTCGTTAATACGGAACGGTTGTACATTCGCCGGGCCATTGAAGATGGGACGCTGACCGTGGTTGCCCCCGCTGTTATACCGTAAATCATTTGTGTAATTTTTCGAAATAGAGGGACAGTCCATGGCACAGACTACAGGCATTCCGGATGGGGTTAAGACTCCTTTTTTCTATCTGAATATTTGTGATGGCACGCTGGCAATCCCGGAGTCGAATTGCGAGGTAGTGATTATCGGGCCAAAGCTTCCCGCAGGTGCGGCTACGCCCGGTGTGAAGATTTTAATCACATCGCTATTTCAAGCGGGGGTGCAGTTTTCCACCAAGTCGATTTTGTACGACATGGTTAAAACCTATATGGCGCATCCGAATGTATCCACCGTATACTGTATTCCGATGGCGGAAGAGGTTGGTTGGAGTCCGGCCCAGGCCACGGTTACTATTACAGGTCCGGCGACAAGTGCGGGTTCGTTTGCCATTCGCTTCGGGAACAAGCGCTATGTCGCGGATGTAGAGGACGGCGATTCCGCATCGCAGATAGCCACGAGGCTTGTGACCGCGATTGGTGAAGATGTGGATCGCATGTTTAGCGCTTCACATGTGGCCGGTGTGGTCACAGTGGAGATGTTTAGCGGGGGCGCGCTGGGTAACGAAATGACTTTCGTGCTTAATCCGGAGGTTGGTGACGAAGCCGGAATGCCTACGGGTATTACGGTGACAGTGGTGGGGGATGTAGCCGAGCCGGGGCTTTTTGGTGGTGGTGTAGGAGACCCTGACATTGCCGATGGCTTGGACACGCTGGGGGAATGCCCGTTCGCTTGCGTTATTTCCGCGTACAACGATCCGACGAATGTCGATACGCTGTGCGATTTCTTTAACTGCGCGACCGGCCGCTGGTCCTGGCGCAGTATGCTGTACGGCTTAGGCTTTGTGGCTTATCGCGGCAACGCGGCGCGGCTCACGTTCCTGGGCAATCTCACAAACTGCGAGCATATCAGTATTTTGGGCAATTGCCGACGCCCCAGCAAAATACAGTCTAATACGACATGGCAGTGGGCGGCTGCACATGGCGCCCTTATGTGCTATAATTCCTGCAACGATCCGGCAGTGTCGTTCCACAATCAGCGGTACTATGGTGTGGAGTGCGGGGGCGTCACGCGCGGATGCGACGTACAGTGCTTTACGTTCGATGAATTTGAAATCATCACGTCCAATGGCGTAAGCACCTGGAAATGCCACCCCGGCGGTTATCCAGTATCGCATATGGCGATTTCGAATCTCCAGGTCTTGCCGAGTGAGGCCAGGGTGTTTCAGCCGATCCAATATCAAATGATCCATCAGTTCCTCGCACGCCAGCTAATCGACTGGGCCAAGACCAATTGGGATGGAAAAAAGATTGCCAACAACGGCACGTCTATTACGAAGAATCGTAACACGCTAACGCCTGACCTCATGAAGGCCATGCTCGTTTCGTTCTTCCAGGGATTTGAGGGCGACCTTGTTGAAGATTTGGAGGGCTTGGAAAAAGCTCTTGTAATCGAACGGGACGACGTGAATCCCTCGCGCGTCAACATCTATCTGTATGTCAACCCCATCGATCCCAACTTGATTGTTGCCACGAAGTTCTCATTGGTCAGCAATTACCGTTTCGTCTAGGGGCGATCACTTAGTTATTGTGGAGAAAATCCTATGCCTTGCAAAACTATTGTAGGCGGCACTCTCGGCATTCTTGCCGATGGCGTGAATATTCGTGCGACAGGGGATTGGACGCTGCGATTGAACACCGTCGTTCGCACGCCGGTGGAAGATGGCGCTTGCCCTGGTGCGGTGACAGAGGTTGAAGTTTCTCCGGGATTGTCAGGTCAGATTATAGACTGCGGCGATTTCAAAATGTCCGATTTTCAGAAGTTGTGCAATGTCCCTATTACTGTGCAAGAGCCTTCGGGCAAGATTTGGATATTCAAGGGGGCTACATTTATCGAAACCCTTGAGAAATCCTTGAACGATGGTCGCGTCACTGTCAATTTTACGGCTCTGAGTTATGTTGAGCAATTGCCGTCAGCCGATGCGCGCATAAGCATCGCGGCGTAGGGGGATTTGACATGCGGGAGACCGTGGCGTGTCAATGCGCAATTTGTCAGGCTACCGGACCATCGGAAGATGAGTTGATGAAGGGGTGGGACGTGTTTAGACGGTCCAATATCCGTTCGCCATACTACAGCGGTTTTAGGCAACTAAGAAGGAACAGCAACAGTGACCAAATTGACCAAAGAAGAATTGGCGAAAGTAGCAGAACAGGCCGACACTCTGAAATCAATAACCTATGATTTGAAATACCCGTTTCGATTTGGGGACGATACGGTCGAAAGGGTGGTTATTTCCCGTCCAAAATACGGGCTCATCAAGAAAGTCATCAAGGCTTCTGACGATGATAATTTAGGTGCCTTGGAGCTGATGCTGGAGAATTGCGCGGTGGTTTCGGGCACGCAATTTCGAATTATGCGGGAGATGTTTGGTTTAATAGATGCCGAGGATATGGGGGCCTTACATTCGCGTGCAAGTTTTTTCTTAAAGCAATTCGGCGAGGCCATGGAGAACGAGAGTTGGCTCAAAAGCTCGCTATCCTTACCGGATGGCCCCCAGACGTAATAGACGGGCTAGACCTTATCGAGATGACACAGCAAGAGACGCTCATGATGGAACGGTTTAAACTCCTAATGAAAATGGGCGTGCGTCTGTGACCGAATTCGACATTAAATTCACTGGCTCTGAGGATGTATCCAAAGATATAGACCGGATCAACAAGGCTACCGGTAAGCTCAAGCGGTCGTTTGATGCAATCAAGCGTGTTCGTATTGGTGGCATGTTCGATTCCATGCGCAAGGGCGTGGGGGGTCTTAATCTAACGCTTGCTCGTGTAAAATCATCAATCGGTTCTTTTGGTAGTCGTGCATCGGCGGCGTTTGCATCGGTTGGCCGCTCGGCATTGACGGCGGGCAGGCATATAGGATCGTTGGCCAAGTCCTTCGCATCGGGTGCGTTGAAAGTTGGGGCAATTGGGTTTGTAGCGGCCATTGCGGGTGCCATATCGGCGGCGGTTATCGATATTCGCAGGATGGGCGAGGAGATACAAAAGGTCTCCGATATCGCGAATTCGTTAGGAACGTCCACCAAGTTTGTGGACAAGTACAAATTCCTGTTGCAGGACATTGGAAATATCGGGACGGAAGAGGCTGGTGCCTCGACTGTAAAAGCGTTCCGTGAACTGTCTAAATTGCGGTCCGAGGGCAAAAAGGGCAAGGGT